CGGTGGTAGGCGCTGCGGTTTAAGTCACCACCGACGGCTTTCTGCCAGCCGAAATACAGCGAGAGATGCACCGCAGCGTTGATAAACTGATCGCCAAGCGGGAAGTCGGTGCTGGTTCCCATCACAATAGCTGCAGGGTATTCGGTCTGGATGACGCGCACGTAATGGCTTGCTTCTGGTTGCGGTGGCCAGACCTCAAAGCGACGCGGCGTGCGCGGGTCGGTGACAAAGTTTTTCACCACACCGTCAGCAGCATCGTTGCGCCAGTCCGGCTTGAAGGCGTCTAAAGTCATGCTGTCGATCGGTCGTGGTGATCTCCCGGGCGTCAGGCCGTCCACGCCCAGATTACAGAGGATCTTTTGCAGATACAGTCCCGTTGCACCCAGGCTTTGCTCGGTACCTGCGACCAGCTGGAGCGTGTTGAGCTGCGTGTAAGCGTCGGGGCGTAGGTCAACGACCTCGCGGATAGCGGCGTTCAGGTTGGATTCGTGGTCGTCAGACGTCCAGCGCACCTTGGCCTTATCCATGAGGATACCGGCCGCTATGTTGGCAACTTCATCGACTTTCACCCCGTCACCTCCTTACTGGTTTTTGTATTCGGCAAACGCGAAGTCGCGCTCAGACGCCGATACGGCACTGCCGACAATCTTAGCCATTTTCGCCGGGATCGGTGCGCCCGCGTTGGTAAAGTCGGTGGCCGGGTCAAGTTGGCCAATCGCTTCCATCAGCAGGGTCAGGCGGTTCGGGTCCATGGTTAAAGCCACGTCCTTGTTCTCCTGTTCTCCGACATCCGGTGTCAAAAAGTCGTCACCTTCGTTGGTAACAACTTCTTTTTTCGGGGTTTCTCCCTTCACTTTCGCGGGCTCTGCAACCTTCTCGAACAGTTCCGGGCGTTGCTCACGCAATACAGCCTCCGGACAGACAATAATTTTTAACTTGTGCATACTCTTGAGCAATTCAGGTGTCGAATTGAAGATCATGCCGGTGTCGGGGTTGTAAAGAAATTTGGCGCTCATGGGGTTCTCCTGTGAATGTGGGTGGCGTTTCGCCTTGCTAAACCAACGAAAAAGCCCGGACCCCTAAAGAGTCCGGGCCATATCTCCTTATGCTACAAGGAACTAAACCTCGATACGGGCCAGGGCCAGCGCTTCGGGCTTCACCACCTTGAAACCAAAGACGTTCAGGCCGCGCATGGCGCTACCGAAGGTCTGCTCCAGTTTCGGCAGGTAATCAAGCTCGGTGATCTGGCTGGCAAAGCTGATCGCATGGTTGGTGCCTGCGAGTGCTTGCCAAGACACCTTGGCGGTGCCACCGTCCGTAACCTTGGTGAGGTTGTTGGAGGTGAACAGGGTGAACCGATCGATGATACCCAGGCGGCCATTACGCAGCATGGAGGTCCCATCACCGGCCAGGGACGCATCTTTCAGGTCCGATTTCTTGATCTTGCCGCAGACTGCAGGCGGAAGAACAATCCAGCGGCCCGTCTCAGGCACGTTTTGCTCATCGAGGACCGTACCCAGATCCACAATCAGATCGAGAACGTTGGTCTTGTCGATAGCGAGAGGTGCGGCCTCGGTGCCCAGGTTGATGTTGCCCGAACCCAGACCTGCAGCGGCGCCTGCGTTTTTCGCATGGGTGCCGGTATAAACTCCACCCAGAACCACGCGGTCGATGGCAATCTTCATCTGCTCGGAAGCGTCCGAAGCCCAAATGTCCATCAACTTCACGTCCGATTGCTTCTCGTCAATGCGGTCCACTTTGAAAGCGAACAGCTTGGCGTAGTCAACCGTCATGTCCACAAGGATGCTTACCAGATCCTCGTAGGTGATGGTATCCCCTTTCTCGTAATCCGAGATGGTCACGTCCGGGCGCTGACGAATATGGATGGTGTCGCCCTTCTGCTTGACCTCGCCTTCGTAATCGGTGTTGGCAATCATGCCGAAAACCGTCGAAGCGTAGAACTTCTCAAGAAGTTTTCCGCTCCAGATCTCCGGAATAAAGATACCGGTACGGTCCGGGTAGGCGCCTGCCCCATAGATACCAGGGTCATCGGCGGAAATCGCCACAGCACCCACCATCAGAAGTGGGGCAAGCTGCGCCTGACCGAACAGGGTCAAGGCGATGCCGACGATCAGCAATGCCCAATGCATGGGCGCGATAGACTGTAGATAATTCTTCATGTTGGCTCTCCCTCAGTTAGCCAGGGATAACGCGGCCTTCATTCTGAGCCCGATAGATGTCCTGTTCGAGGGCGTCCGCTTGTGCGGCGGTGTAGAGACACTGTTGCCCTCGGGATAACTTCGTTTTCTCATCGTAAAAGGCGCGGATCTCGCTCTGGCGATAAGTACGTTTTTCTGGTGCCGGGTTGCCACCACCTCCGGAATTACCGGGCAGGATGGTCGGCCCGGGTCCCTTGTGGCCGCTTGCGGCGGCTTCGTGATCCTTGTAGGACTGCAGAATGCGATTGACGGTTTGTGCGTCTCTGGCCTGCATCCCCCGTTGTAGGGCATGGTCCCAGAGTTCCCCTGTTGGGCTGACGGTGACAAGCCACGCTTTCCAGCGCTCATTGACCTGTTGCCAGTCGGCATGAGCGGCGTTCACTGCCCCCCAGAACTTCTCTTCCGCCTGATCCGCTGCGGTCTTTTTCACCGTGCCCACCTCTTGAGCGAGGGGATTGACGGCGGCGCGGATCATCGCTTCGAGCTTGTCCGCGTATTCCGGGCTGATCTCATCGGCAAAAAAGCTCTTGACCTCATCGAGATTCGGAATCGGTGTGGCCTGGGCCTGCTGGCGCAGTTGCTCGTTTTCGTCCCGGACCGCCCGTAGTTGATCATTAAGCTCACGGTTGGCCTGGTTGAGGCGGGGAACCTCGGCATCGTATTTACCTTGCAGCACGTTCAGTTTGTTTTGAAGCTGTTGAACCTGCTGATCGTCCCGTTGTGGCTGTGGCGCCTGTGCGGGCGGTTGTGCAGGTGCGGGCGGGGCCGGAACATCGATCGGTTGCGGCGCGGCCGGCGCAGGTGTTGGGGCGGAGACGGCAGCCGGCGGTGCGGTATTGCCTTCCTTGCGCTCCTGAATCATCGCTACGGATTTTTCCACCTGTCGCTTCACTGAACTTGGTAACGGTGCTTCAAACGTCATCACATTCTCCTTTGCGGGAGCCGACTTTACGGTCTTCCCATGTCACGGAGCCGACTTTACGGTCTTCCGTTGGTTAATCTTGTCCGAACAGCGAGCCGACTTGACGGTCTTCGCGGTCCGGGAAAAGCAAAAAGGCCGGCAACAGACAAGGGTTTCTTGTCGATTGCCGGCCTCGTATCAGGATGAGCCGGTGAAACTATGTGATTATTGTGCCCCACCCCTTGCACCAATCAGCGCTCTGGGGGGTAGGGACTTGCTTGTGTTACTTCGTCGGGCGCTGAATCTGGAAGCGAGGGATAAACCGCACTGTGATGATTGGCTCTCAGTGTTTAGTCAGCGGACTCTTCCAGAAGCTATCCACCAACCCTATGCCTTATTCGTGTCGCGCCCCTCTTGTGGATGCCTGCTCCCTCCTACTCCCCGTGGGTTCCTCACCACAGCCAGTTTCGGTCGGGATTTTCCTTTTAGCTAATCATCAGCCGTCTCCGTTAGGTCTCATAGTTGATGCTCCTTGGTACGAATAAACTCTATGCTCCCCTATATTCAGGGGTTTCGCAATCTATTTCTTACCCAAAGACTCAACCGTGTTGACGGTCAACTTGCGCGGGGTCCCTGAGGCAAAGTCGATGGTGATGTTGCCGTTGCAGCGTTGTGAGCAAAATTGCAGGATCTTGGTGAAGAGTTCCACCTGCTCGGGAGACGACTGCCTGATAATGACTTCGGCGCTCATCAAAACCTCCGGCAGTCTTCTAAGGGTCGCGGCGGTTGCGACTTGCCTTCACTTCGCGGGGTTGACACTTGCGCTTCGCCACGACTGGCGGCTTTGGCAAACTCTAAAAGCTGGGCGAGTTCTGCCCTGCGTCCGTTGGTGTGGGTCAGAAAATCGTTGCCAAGCATCTTACGGGTCTTCTCGTCCAACGCTTTTAACCGGCGCTCCAAATAGGCAAACAGGCGCTCGCCGTCCACATCCTTGATCAGCCGGCCCATGGCGTCCATCTCGTCCTGGGTGGCTTTGGCGTCGTTGAAGTCGTCGGCTGTGGTCACTGGGCCACCTGCTTAACCGGAGGCTGTGCAACCATCGCCCCATCCTGCCCTCCAGCCGGATTACCTGCGGCGTCGGTGTTTTGCGATTGGGCTTGCGGGTTGCTGTTGTTGGCCGGATCAACGATCGGCGCGTTGGGCTGGCCCATAATCACCTCATCAACCGGGATGTCCGCGGCTTTCAATACTTCACGAAGCAGATTGGCGCGACCTTCGAGGCCGGTGATCTGCAGATCGACCGGGTTATTGGTCTGCGCCAGGATCTCTTTGCGGCGAATTAGGAGCTGTTCTTTAATCAGCAGCTCGGTCGAGGCCCTCACGATGACTTCCAAATCGCCCTTGATGGTCTGGTCCGGGTTGTAAAGCATGTTCCAGACGTAATAGCGCTTGATAAAGTCTTCTATGGCTTCGTCAATGTTTCTGACCACGTTCTTAATACCACGGGCCGCAGCGGTCATCAGCATGGACAGGCCGCTGGCGGTATCACCTGCTCCGCCGACGTCCTCAGAACCATGCGCATAAGCCGGGACACCACTATGCTCATCGGCCATGGCTGCGACATACCGCAGAACATCGATCATGCCGAGAGCGGTCAGCGGGACGTTGAAGAACTGCACAGGAGCCTGGTTACTGCCGGTCATATCGTCAGTGGTCAGATAAACCTTCATCGGGTAAATCTGGCCGGGGATCTCGCCGGGAGCCAAGCGGTCCACAAACTCCTGAACCAGAGGTCCTGACGCCATGGCCGCGTTGTTGAAGATCGAGCGGTAGATGGCGTTAGCGCCTTCCACGTCATGCTTGATGGTCTGCGGAATACCTCTGCCCCAGAATCCGTCAGGGTTGCTCATCATCGAGGCGACTGAGTAAGGACGTTGGTTGAGCGGGTGAGGATTTAAGGTCACATAGACCAGATGCCGCCCGATCAGAATGCCGATAATCTCATATTCCTGAGTCACATCGGTGACGCCGGGGATATTCCACTGCAGCAACATCGACCCTGGGACGGACAGATAACATTCCAGCGCGTCGATCTTCGAGGTGTCGTACGAGGATAACTGCGATATGTTGCGGATTCTGTCAATTTCGTTGTCAGTCCACAACCATTCCCGCAAACCACCACTGCGATGCTCGTACAGCACGGAGCGGATCGCGTCTTCACGATAGCCAGGAACACCAATCATGCCCTCTAGGTCGCGGCGGGTATAGCGGCAGCGTTCGTAGATGTCGCCGTCGTTCGGTCCGGTTGCGTCGGCCCCAGGGTAGATATTGAACGGTGACACCCGCTTGGCCTGCAGTATCAGTTTTTTGCCGATCTTGGGAAACGCGCCTTGTTCTGTCTGTTCCCATTCCAACTCTGACGACATGCGCCCGGTCGGTCCTTTGAGAATCGCGCAATGGAAGGTGACGATATCATCCACGAACATGCGCAGTTCCGGCTTGAATCTGGCCGCGTGCAGCTGATCCTCGATGGTCGTTTCCATCTTCTCAGCGGTCGCTGCGGCTTGTTTGCGCTCGGCGTCTGAGATATGGGCTTCGGCAATTACCAGCGCCTGCTCTATGGTTGATCTTAACGCCTGGATGTTGACCGGCTGGCCCGTCTGTTGCTCGGCCATGACCGCCTGGTTGATCGCGGCTTCCTGAATGCGCTGGGCCAGTTTACTGAGTTCGATCGGGGAGAGCTCGGGAGAAGGTGACGGCTTGATGCCCCAGGGGCTTTCGCCGGGCTGGAGCAAAATATCTTCAATCCACGCCTTAGCAGCGCGGCATTTGGTTTCAGGGAGGTTGAAATAGGCTTCGCTTCCGCCTGTCTGTTGGATTTTCTTGAGCTTGTCCGGTGAATATTCCGAATTGCGCATCCGGATCGCGTCGACCATCTGCTCCTCAATGCGGATTTTGGCGCGTTTGGCCGAGTCCCAGCCTTGACGGACGTAGTTGACCAGATCAGGCAGGATGCTTTGTAGGTTGGAGTGACTGGCCTCCTGCTGTCTCAACCTTTCATTGTCCTCCGGAGAGACGACACGCACTAACCCAACAGAGTTATTCGCAATCGGTGGGGGAGGTGGAGAAACGACAGTGGACATGGCCGCGCTTGACGGTAGCGGCTGCGGCGGTTCGGTGCGTATTCCCATTCCTTGGTTCATCGGCAGTCCCTTATGTCAGGCAAATTACCATGACGATAGGGGAATTTGAGCGGGTTCGCAACATGAAAATCTTTTTTATATGCCTGTCTCTTTTTCTACTTTTTTCTGTTGCCATAAGTTTTTTGCCGGGTCATTCTAGTCAAACCATAAGAGAGACACCATTTGAAACTGAAGGAGGTGAGTAGAATGGATAAGGAAAGACAGATCAGCGTCGAGATTGACAAGGCCACGCACAAAGCTTTACGACAGAGAGCTTTGGACGAGGACAAGAAGGTTAAACATCTAACCAATGAAATTCTGGCGGCTGCGCTGGGTGTAAAGGAGAAAACCGAATGAGATGGTTTAAGCATCTTTCGGGTTCACACCAAGACGAAGATATGGCCGAGATTATTTCACGCCTTGGGCCTGAAGGTTATGGCGTCTGGTGGATTATCCTGGAGGTCATCGCTCTACAGATGGACTCGTCCGAGAAGTATTCTGCTCGGTATTCTGCGAAAAAATGGGGAAGTTTCTGTGGGTTTTCTGCCAAAAAGTTCCAGAAAGTTGCTGAGAATTTGGCGGAAATCTCGTCAATTTCTGTAAATGTTTTGGGCGACTTTTTAGAAATTGAGTGTCCTAACCTATTGAAATATCGAGATGAATACTCTAAAAAATCCGGACAAACTCCGGACAAACTCCGGAGCAAGATAGAGATACAGAAACAGAAGCAGAAACAGAGTATAGAAGAACCTATAACCCCTTGTCATCGAACCGATGACGGGGACACTCGCAAATATGATTCTGTCCCGTATGTTGACCTGGTTGCCGCTTATCACAAATTCTGTCCATCCTTGCCAAGAGTGAAGGAAATTACCGACAAACGCAAAAAGGCGCTGCGGGCAGGCTGGAAGAAGTACGCAAAGCATGAGGGAGGCTTCCCCCACATCCTTGACACGGTTTTTAAGAAAGCAGAAGCCTCTGACTTTCTGGCTGGCAGGACAGATCGTTGGTCGGGTGCAAACTTTGACTGGTTGCTTAAAGAGGCAAACATGGTCAAAGTGATTGAGGGGAACTACGACAACAAGGAGAATAGCAATGGACCAACAACTCATGGAGGCGCAGCAACGCCTGGAAGAAAAACGCCGCACTCTGGCAAAGTCCCAACCAATAAAGAGCATTGGGGAGAGTCCATCATCCCGGACTACTGACGGGCATAAAACTTTAAGTTATCTCGAACAATTACGACTTTCCTCTGCGGTGTGTAGCGAGCATGGGTACGAATCCCCAACGTATGTATGGGTAGGGGATTATCTTCATATTACCAGCTGCCCTACGTGCGGAGAGGAATGGGATGAAAAACTCAAAAGAGAGGAGGCAGAAAGAGAAGAAAGAGATAAGGTTGATCGCATCCAGCACCGCATGAATCGGCTGAACATCGGTAAACGCTTTTCCGGTATGACCTTTGAAGACTATCTGCCTGTGAATATCGAGGCAGAGAAGATCAAGGCGACGTGCCAACGTTATGCTGAGACCTTCCCCGACAGGCTCAAAACCGGTGACGGCCTGATCTTCATCGGTTCATGCGGGACAGGAAAGAACATGCTTGCGGCGATCCTCTGCCAGGAGGTGGTTAGACAAGAGAAAAGCGCTGTGCATACGACCATCTTTAAGTTGATCAGGGCGATTAAGGACACCTGGCGGCAAGACAGCAGTAAGAATGAAGATGCCGTGATCAACTCTTTCTCTGACCCTGATCTGCTGGTTATCGATGAAATTGGCGTCCAGTTCGGCAGCGAGACAGAACGGCTCTACCTGACCGAGATTATTAACAACCGCTACGAGAGCCGGAAACCCACGATCCTGATCAGCAACCTAAATCTGGATGAGCTTGAAACGGTCCTTGGTACACGAATCATTGACCGGTTCTACGAGGGCAAGTCGGCAATCCTGAAATTTACATGGGACAGTTATCGCAGGCGCGGTCCGCTGGACCCACGATAATCCCCTTCACGAGAGGAAAAGCTATGCAATGCCCAACATGCGGAGAGGAAACAGAAGTGGACCACACGCCCTGGATGGACCAGGACAAGCCTTTTGAAAGGGTTTGTTTCTGCTGCGGCTGGTTTGATATGAAGCGCTACAAAACGCGGGAGGAGATTGGATGAAATACGGATCGGCCTACTACCACCTGGATACTTTGAAATTTTAAGGGGGCACAATAAAGCTGTCACACCTTCAAACAGGAGAGAAACAATGAGCATCAACAACTGGCACGGGATCGGCAACCTGACTAAGGAGAGGTGTTTATAATGGGAAAGATTGTGGACATGACAGGACAGAAGATGGGCAGACTGACCGTCATTTCTCGGCAAGGTGTGGTTGGTGACGGACGTGTTGCGTGGCTATGCCAATGCGTGTCACTATGGCAGCGATACGGAGCTTAATTAAATACAAAACATGGAGGAGCGTCGAATGAGTGTGAATAAAGCTATCTTGGTTGGAAATCTAGGTGCTGACCCATCTTTACGCTACACACCAGCAGGTACTGCGGTTTGCACCTTCTCTCTGGCCACTACCGACAAGTTCAAGAACAAGCAGGGGGAGCAACAGGACCGCACCGAATGGCATAACGTGGTGGTATGGGCCGGTCTTGCCGAGATCTGCGGCAAATATCTCGTCAAGGGTAAGCAGGTTTACATCGAGGGGCGCATCCAAAACCGCAGCTATGACGACCGTGACGGCAACAAGCGGTACATCTCGGAGATCGTCGCCACTGAAATGCAGATGCTTGGCTCTGCCGGCAGCCCAAATAGCGGGCCAGGCGAACAGAACCGGCAGCAGGCGCAACGAACGCCAACGGAGACAGGGGGTAGGCAACCCGAGGAGCCGCCTTTCAATCCAGACGATGATATTCCGTTTTGAAAGTCAGTAACGAACAGTGACGAATAGGGAGGAAGACATGACGCTGGCAGAAGTCAGAAAGTACCGAGGAATACACTACGCTAAGCGGGGGATGCGTGTTCAAAGCCTGCATAGTGGAAGGTTTGGGCGGATTGCCGGGGGAAACTCCAGCGGCAACCTCAACATAATCTTCGACGGTGACAACTACAGCCAGAATTGCCACCCTAACTGGCAGATGGTTTATTTCGACAACGACGGAAACGTGATAGCCACTTTCGGAGAATAAAATCAACGGGGGAATCTTTTGTCTTAAGACCAAAAGGCCGGGGCGAAATCCCCGGCCTTACTTTATCCAACCATAGACTTTTTTCTGTAATCGGGGTTGTTGTGACCGCCTAAAATCATTGCGAGGCTCAAAATTTGCCCTATGAGAGCAACGAACGCCTACCGGCGAAGGCAAGGGCAAGGGTTGTGTCTACCCAAATCGCTTAGACGGCGTTTTCTGGCGTGGCAGGATCTTCGTATCGAGGCCGACGAAACACCCCTTGCACACGCTGCGCAAACGAGCGGCCGGCAAAATAGTTCACCTGGCGCTTGAGCTTGTCGTTTTCTCGCTGCAGAATCGCCAGCGCTTTGTTCTGCTGCTCCTGGATGCCGCGCATACGCAATCCTGTATTGATGGCCAGCTTCGGCGTATCCGGCACCTTCGGCATTCCCAGGCCGCTGCACAGGTTGACGTAGCAGTCCCAGACGGTAGACAACTTCATCGTCCGGCCGTTGGGTGTTGACGGTTTTAGCGGTTCGGCTTCTTTCTTTTTCATGGTCTACTCCTTTAGATATAGGCCACCAAATAGGCCAGCAAGACAAGAATGTAGATGGTCCAGATGTTCATTAAACCCTCCCGCCCCAGCCACCCGGGGCTTGTGTTGGTGTTGTTATTTTCGACGGCATGGACACCACCGGCAACTGTTGACGCACGAATCCGGCCATGGCGCGGGTGAGAACTCTCTCGCACGGACAACCGAGATCCACAAAGATGGTACCGTTGTCCTCTTTCCGGAAACCGTGCAGCTCAGCCAGCGTGTCACGGTCCTGAATCCCGTGGGTCCCTTGCCGTACGTCGATTCCAAGTTGTTCAACCAGTGGAGCGATCCGCCGCAGCGAGGAAAACCCAAACGTGCGGTTGCGCGACATGCCTCCGGTCTTGGCCGCTGTGGTCGAAGTCTCCGCATAGACGCGCTTGTAGCGTTTGAGCAAGTGCTTGATCAGCGTTTCGCCTTCGGTTTCGTTGTGAACCACGGCCCATGCGTTATTATAGCGCAAGGCCACCCAGGCAATCACCGTAGCGAATATCTCCAGATCGATGCCCTGCTGGCGGAATAATGCCACCTGCCTGCCGGTATGTCTCTCTAGCACCGTGATGTGTGAGGCGGCAAACGGCGCCTGCTGGAACATGCAGCCAATAACGTAAGCCAATCCTGTTCCCGGCTCTTCCCACGCTTTCAGCTCACCATCAGCAGCCGACACCCATTGACCGTTGGCCAGATTACAGCGGTAGGAGAACGACGGAGGCTTGAGTTTGTTGGCCGCTTCGGTCAGGGATTTGTCAAACATCGGGGCTCCTTTCGGGCGCAACCAGTTAAGCAGCTGCGTCATTTCGTCTACTTCGTCGTCGTGTTTACCGACAGGAAACTGCATAACTTCCGCCTCGAAGTCTGCCAACCAGGGCGCTGACTCGGGAAGATAGACAAACCCTGCCTCAATCATTGGTGTTGCATCGTTGGCCCTGATTACTTTTGATTGCCCTGCGTTGACCGGGATCGCAATTACCGGCAAAGGGTCCTCCCCTTCATCGGGGTTTCTAAAGTCCTGGATCAGGCTGGTCCCGCTGCCCTTGTCTTCGATAAGGATAGCCGAGGGCTTCCATTTTTCATAAAGCGACCGGACAGCGCGTTTTAGTGTCGGATAGTCGGCCCGCTCCTTCCACCTGTCCAGCCGATAGATACGCCCATCGTAGGTTTGGCCCCAGATGCCAATAGCGGACGGGTCGT